TTGCCTCTGCTACCCAGACCATTTGTTGTACATCCTCAACCATATCTATAGCACTATTGATAGCACCGTAGATAGACATAAGGTCAAGGAAAATGTCCATCTCATAATCGTTGTTAAGGTCTTGAGGTTTTAGTGCGTTAGCTATCTGCATTAGGTCAGCATTCTTTTGTCTTAACCAAAGCAATGCGATGCTCTTGCTACCTCCTTTTACCCATTGGTATACTTCTTCTTCCATAGTCACAATATACTAAAAAGGCATCTTACCTTGTTCTTTTTCTTTCTTACTTATGAGATTCTCTCCGTGTATCTCAAAGCCTACATTATTTGGTAAGCTACGAAATTTTACAGGCTCATCCATAGGCGTAGGTCTACCACCTGTTTCTACCTCCTTAACCTTGCGTATATGTATATGGTTATACATCCATTCGGTAGGGTGCTGAATGTATCTATGTATCACTACAAAGTCATCTGCTCTGTTTACAAACTTACCACCACCTTCTATATCTGCACTACTTGGTGGTATAGGGTGACCTGCATAGTCGTGTCCTTGATGGTGTTTCATCCGTAGTGCTTGAGTGACTGCGTGGGTGTTTAGCCAGATGGCTACATCGTGTTGCTTTGCCCAATTCCTAAAGTGGGTAGCCACCTCATAATCGTACTCGTGACCTCCAAGTGTTTTGTACATCTCCTTGTCCTTTGCTAAGGAGTTGTAAGGATCAATCAAGAAACCATCAAAGCCTTCTTCGTGGTAGATGTCTGTAGCCTCCTCTAACAACTCAGCATAGGTGTACATCTTCTTATCCGTATCAATAATGACAAAGTAGCGTTGTACTAAGTCTTGAGCCATCATAAACTCATCCTCTTCTATTTGATTTATAGGCTTACCTAAGAAGAACTCGCTAATCTTTTTAATCAGAGATACAGGTGTGTTCTCGGAACTAAACACCAACCATCTTATATCATTCCTTATTGCTTGTAAGAGCATTAGATATAGGATGACTGAAGTCTTCCCCACATTAGCGTGTCCCAGAACTACATTGAAATTTCCTCGTTTAAATCGGAGGTATTGGTCAAGATTCCATTGACCGAACTTGATGCCTTCTTCAACCTTGCCCATTCGGACATCATCAAGTTTACCGAACACATCGGCATAAGATATTTTTGACATAGTGTTTCAAGAGTTAAAAAGGGAGCGCAATGCGCCCCCTTCAAATATAGGTATCTTTTTAGAAAGGTAAACCTTCAGCATCCACAGGTTGTGGTTCTGCTTTTGGTTGGGCTTCCTGCCTTCCTGCAAAGTGTTGCTCTTGAGATGTTTGAAGCTCCGCTTTCTTCATCACCCAATCAGCAAAGGTCTGTGCATTAGCAATAACTTGTTGAGGTGTACCACCTAACTCTGCTGCTGCTTTTAATGCCGTTTGTCTAACAATCAACTCATCCTTTGATGAACTCGCTACACTCTTACCAGAAGATGTAGGCGTTACATTTGCAAACTGAGGGTTTACAGGCTTAACCGTAAAGTAGGTTTTGCCTTGATACTCTCTACCAATGTATTCGTAAGTAGCCTCTTGACCTACTACAAACTTTGTTTGATCTTGAGACTTGGAATTGTACTTCCCATTGTCTCCGTTCTCAAATGTTACATAGAACCCATATAGAGTTCCGTACTGCCCTTCGTAGGGCTGACCTGCGGACTTGATGTCCTTAACGACTGATGTTTTAGTCATATCTATTTAATTTAGTTAATAGTTCAAAGTTAATAAAAATGTTTGTTACTCAAACAATGGATGTAGTTTATTTGCAATCGCTTGAACCACATCAACGGTTACTGCGTTACCGCATTGTTTGTAGCGTTGGGTGTTGCTCATCTTCTTTACCTCCCCATCATAATTACCGTACTCGGTATGGTTATCTGGAAAGCCTTGTAACCTCTCGCACTCTATTGGTGTTAGTCTACGGATGCGGTAGTCTTGTACGAATTGGTCAGTATTACCACCTCCACCACTTGATGAGTGTATAGTACCTGCCTCATCTTTTAGGTGTCTATCGGTTACCTTCCCTTTAGCATCTCTTGTATATCCTATTATTTTAGGCTCTACTACCGCTTGATTACAAGAAGTCTCTAAGGTTTGAGCTTTACCTTTACCTACTCGCCCTCTACGAGTCTCGCTATTCGGTTGGGAGAGGTTTATACTATCGCCCTGAGTAGCTACCTCATAACCTGTAGAAGTGGCTGACTTTACTTTGATGTATGTATCATCATTACCCATCTTATGAATACGACTACTTATTGTTCGTGCAATCGCAGTTTGCTCACTTGTTGTTTCCCTTGCTTCGTTCCCGACCTTCTCATCAATGTGTTTTGCAGTCTCTCCGATAGGAAAAACTCCTCGCCAATCTCCTCTGGTTTCTGCAAGATATCCGACAAGGTAAATCCGCTCACGGTTTTGCGGTAAAAACCAACTTGTGTTACACAATTGCCATTCACATCTATAACCCCCAATGTTGGCAAAGGCTTGGATAATTGCCCAAAAGTCTGCGCCATCATTTGAGGAGAATGTTCCCTTAACATTTTCCCAGATAAATACACGAGGTCTGCACTCGTGAACGAGTCTAATTGCTTCCGTGATAAGAGAACTTCTTTCTCCCCCCATCCCTTTTCGTTTTCCAGCCAATGAGAAATCTTGGCAAGGACTTCCGAAAGTGATGAGGTCAATTCTTGGGAGGTCTTCTCCCCGAACATCTGTAACTGATCCGACATAAGTGCTATCTTTAAATTGGTTCTTATATACTGCTACTGCGTGTTTATCAACCTCACTAAAGTAGCTATTGACTTTATACCCTGCTCTCTCAAATCCAAGATGAAAACCTCCGATACCTGAGAACAAGTCCAATTGATTAATCTCTTGCAACTGCATCTCTTAATCTAATTTCAACCTCACAATAATTCTTTTCAACCGTAGTGTCATAAACGATAGTGAGCCTGTTATAATGTTGAGGAGAGTCATCAGCAATCCATCCGTTAGCAACGAGAGTATCAGCAACAAATTTTGACACAAGTACATTATTGTCCACATCGGTACGAGCATTGTACCTAATATAGATAGACATACCCTTTGCAATATGGTGGTCATAACGAGCCAATTCTTTTTCAATGATTTTTTTATACTCATCTTTCTTCTTTTTTCTAAATGTCCAATGCTTACCTGCGTATAGCGTATTAAGACTTACTGTCTTCGGTAGAGTCAAATGTAGACTCAGCTCTTTCAATATCATAACCTATGTATTCAAGTTCCTTTTCTATATGATCTATGGCTTTGAGCAAATCATTCACCATAGGATTGTTAGGTTTCTTACCTGCTCGTAAGAGGTAGGCGATAGCCACACCAATGTTATACGAATCTCTTGCAAAGTCCATACACACATCAAAGGCTTCAATTCCTTTATACTTTCCGTGATAGTAATGAGGTGTCAATTTCTTGTTGGTGGTACTTGGCGAGTCTTGACTCACTTCTTGCTCCCCAGACCTTTCGGTCATCGTAGAATCCAAAGTGTAGGTAAAAGTGGTCTTGCTTGGTGATTTCGTTGATTTCATATGTTTCTGGATACTCGGATACACTATATCTCGGTTTGTGTTTCATTAAGGGCTTTCTTGTAAGCGTTAAACATTGCTAATACACTATCAGCATCTATCTCCCTACGAGAGAAGTCTCTAATGATGAAGTTCTTTAGGTGATTGAGTTCTGTCTCAAGAGCTTCAACTCTTGCTTCACACAGGTCTAAGTATTGGTCTTTAAATGATGACATAGGATTAATTGTTATTGGATTCGTAAGTACGCACTATGGTTTCTAATGCTTTTGGTTTAAGGTTGTCGCATAACCACTCTATAAGTTCTTGAGGGTTTTCTGCTGATGTTGATAACCATTGAGCATACCACTCAAATATCTCCTGTAGTTGTTCTGATGTTTTATCCACTTTGTAAATGTTTTGATTTGATACGAATGTACACAAAATTATTTACATACAACAAAGAGATAAAAAAAAAGAGGCGAGTGCCTCTATATATAATATATATCTATATCTATATCTTTTTATATCTCTATATATTATAATAGACCTATAGGTCTATATCTATATATCTATATATTAAATAACTACTATATCTAATATCTCTATATATATAATATATATAAATAAAAAAAGAAAGGTGGGTTACCCCACCAACTTAAAACACTTTCTTTTATCAACCACTTGTGAACACAAGCAGTCTTAAGAGCATAGGCTATTTAGAATGATTCTAAATTACTTAACCTTACCTCTCTTATCTAAAGAGCGTACTGCAAAGTAACCTCCTACAACCGTTACACTTAACATATTCCATAGTTGTATCCAAGCAGGGTCTACTTCTACCCAACCAAGACCATCAAAGAAGGTCATAATAACCAGAAAAGCTACCACTACAATAAGTGTTAATGGTCGTACATTTTTAGAGAGCCAACTATCACTACCCATATCAGCTTTCCAACGAGAACTTATCTCGGCTTCAATAGAGGCTCTTACAGCCTCTTTCTCTTCGGGAGTGGATACATACCTATCCACAACATTAGAAACGGCTTCTATCGTGTCCTGTGCGCCTTTTCCGAGCAGTTTTGTTATTAGTGGGTTCATTACAATCTTTTTTACAGGTACATTCCTTTGGTTCAATACTACACCACTTACGAACCACAGGCTTCGCAGTCTTCGGGATTGTCAATGTTGCAAGTAGGTTGGTCGGTGTTTGTAAGGTCTTGGATAAAGCTATCTAAGCTATCGTTGTCGTGGGTGATGTTCATTTAGTTTTCTTTATTCATTAGATACCATCTTTGGGCAGTATATCCGATTGAGGCAATCAATAACACAATCTTTAAAGTTGCTTCTAAATTACTGAAGGATATCGCCATCGTAGAGACATTCATCAAATATACTTTTAAATCTGTAGTATTCATCTTACTTACAATTATAATTCCGTTTGAACATCAAATGATGGACAAGCCTTACTGCTAAATTCATTGTGACCGTGAATAGTGATACCCTCGTAAGTATCCGTAAGAGATAGTAAGAGCTTTTGCATTGCTATCTTTTGTGCAGCAGTTCTTGTGTCTTTAGGCTTCATATCCTCATCAACACCTCCTACATAACAAACACCAATACTATTAGCGTTATGCCCTTTACAATGCGCTCCTGCTCTCTCTACAGGTCTACCCTCTTGGATAGTACCGTTAATCAA